TTGAGGTATATAGTTGCAGTAAATGTGGTATGATTGCCGCATTTAATAACGAAATGCATGTTCATTTGTGTAATATGTGTGATAATAGAACAGACTTTAAGTTAATTAAACTACCATATTCGTGTAAGCTTTTGTTTCAAGAATTAATTACTATGAATATAGCTCCACGCTTTATTACAAATTAAATAATAATATTTTAATGTTATTATTAAAATATGGAACAAACTTTTAAAAGTATCAAAGATATATCAAACATAAAATTTATAAGTTCAACATTTAATAATGTATCATTGGACCTTAGTAATGGGAATATCAATAATGTTGATAAAATAAGATTTTCAGATTCTTCTATTAAATATCTTAAAATAAACTTTGGTAGATATGTGATTATAGAAAATATGAAATTTTATACAATAGAAAATAATTTTTTATCTTACAGATTACATTATAAATTACCAGGTATTCCAATATATCAATTATATCATGGTGTAGACTTCTCGAACTCTGTTAGTATGGATAATTCAAGTTCTGATATTTCGGGTATTGATAATATGATAGTAGAATTTGAAAATACAGTTGCTATACCAAATATATTTGAATATAGACTACATAAAACGGATGAAATATTTAATGTAACATATAACAGTGTTAATATTAAATGGGGGTGGACCGAGGAAACAGGTAATATAGCTAGATATTCAACCAGTATGCCACCCGGTGTATATAATATACCACAATTTAATGATGAACTCAAAAAATTGATTTTTGATGTTAAATATGGACCTAATAATATATTTATTAATCAACCTATTAAAATTTCCGATGATGATACAAAATACCCTAATTTTACATTTGATTTTGAAAATACATCAAATAATTCAATAATTATTTATGGTAATAGTGCTCTATTCAAGTTTTTAACAATAACAACAGATGATTTTACCTTATCTGCTAATGATACACATCAAATTTTTTTTGAATATTTACAATATACTAATAATGTTAAAATATCATATAGCATTAGTACCATTGATGGTACTTATAATTATTTAAATAATATTTACCCCTTATATGATATTAAACCTATAACATCACATAATAACATTGAGATTAACTATAATAAAAGGCAATTAAGAAAAATAATAGAAATACAAGACAAAAACTTAATTGAATTAAATGATAATACAGCATTTAAGTTATCTTTAACGCCCGATGAAACTATGGGAATTTATGTTGTATTAGGTGAATTATCAAGTAATACACTAACCGGTAAATATGGAACACACAATTCTCTAACAATTACAGATGTTTCAACCAACACATTAAATGTTAGTAGTATATCAGTATCTAAATTAGATTTAAGTTATATAGATGTCAGTAATTTAACAATTACTGATGATAACAATTTTAAAACAACTAATTCAAACTTAGAGTCCCAAAAAATTTCTGTTAGTTCCATTAGTTTTGAAACACTTGATATATCTGGTGGAACCATAAACATATTAAATAACAATAACTATAATTTAAATTACAAAAATTATAAGTTTATAATATTTGATTTCAAAAATATAAATAAAAAACCAATAGAATTTAATAATTTTAGATTTTCGGACATAAATAGTAATAATCCAGTATTCTCTACTTATTTATTAAATAAAGATAGTAAATATTTTCGTTTAGGAGAGATTTCTGGTGATGAACTCTCATATGATATGGTAAAAAATGCCGTCAATGTAGGCGATTTAAGTGATGTATCTTTGAATATTAAAATACCATTTATAGAAGATTTATCCGCAATAATTTTTGAATTTTTAGATCCTCCCGCAAGGGGTCTAAGTTTTTATTACAATCCCGTTGATTATTCTAATAAAATATTTCAAATTGACGATTCTAATAATTCTATTTATTATACAAAAAACGACCCTTCTTTCACTGATATTAGTGCCATCATAAGATATACTATACCTAGTGAACCCAAAGGCTATACACTACATGAATTAACTGAACTTTTAGAACAAACACCTAACACACGACAATATCCAACTGTCATATCACCTGACTTTAGTGGCGTATTGCAAACCTATTTTATAGATGCAAATACTACTACACCTATTGCCAGTTATCTTAATATCGACATTTCAAATTCATATAAAATTGTAGATATATCTAATAACAATACATACCCAACTGATATTTCTAAAATCTCGTACATGTCTTTAAGTGGAGAAATTTCTAATAATAATATATCTTTGAATAGTGCTGAAATTAATATACTAGGAGAACTCTTAGACTCACAAGCACACATTATACAATCCTATGAACGATATGATAAATTGAACTATAAAAAAGCAAAATTTTATTTATTCATAAAAAATACACTTAGTTATTCTATACATTATGGTAAAGATTTAAGCAGTTCATTTTTTAATTATTTTTTTGAAGAGGATATTTCATTCATTGTACCAACAAGTTATAGTATACCATTAGGCAATAATTATTCTCTTTCTAGTTTAGATTTATTATTTGTTGAACGATACAATAATAATATTATTGATATATCATATAAATCTATTATTTATGATGTAAGAATGCCTCCTGTTAGTTTAGAATCTAATATTAATACCCTTTCATATTCACGATATTATAATGGTAATCTGTTACATGGAAATTATATGTTAGATACTACGGTAAAACCATATAATTTCCAGACTAACCCGCCCAACGACATTGGTCTTGACAAACTATTCAGCAAATCATTTACTAAGAGATGGCATACCAGCCCAACTCGCTTCTTAACCGATGTAAGCGGTGTTTTTAGTTTTACTATTACATTCCCTGTATATTATTTCTGTAGACAGATAGCAATACAGCGAATAGTAAGGGATGATTTCCACATAGCGCGTCACCCTCAAGAAATTACTATAACTGGTCTTGATACCAACACCAGCGCACAAAAAAAAATCGCAACTTCTGATGTAATTAATAGTGGTGATTTTGAAAATACATATTCATTTCTTACTTCGGATGGTTTGTCATCACAGGAATCTAACGAGGTGTATATTATGGATGTATCAGCCATCGCCGGGCATGATTATAATATTACATCACACTCTTATAATAGATTTATAATAGACATTTCAATGGGTAAAACCTATGGTTCTGTATTAGAAATTTGCGAGATGGAATTCATTGGTGATGTATCTATAAATGCCCCGTTTTCAGCACTTCTTACACTTAAAGATGAGCACAATCATAATCTTGAGTATGATCTATTTAGTGTAACAAATGCATCAAATAAAAGTCTAGATATATCTGGGGATTTTGGAGTCCATAGAGATACATGGGATACTATTTATACTAACGATGTTCTCAAAAACCATTACGTTTTAATAGACGGTTCCGGTGTAATAGATAATTCGCATGATACAATACATTATAGTGTATCATTTGATGAAGCGTTTTTAAAAATAGACAATAGTAATCTAATTTATAATAAATTAGACAAAATCGGTCCCACAGATAATTCATTCAGCATAGAATCTAAAAAAAATTATATTTATATGTATCAAGATTTATCCATTGTTGAGCTTTCTTGCAATGACATATCATATGAAAATATAGAAATAAATACCGATGATTACTATCTTAATGATGTGGATATCTCTAATGTTTCAAATGTTGTATCTATAACAACACATGTCTTAGATACACATAGTAATTCTATAAGTTTTCAAAATACAGAGTCGAATCTAAAATTAGCATACTTTTCGACGGATCTATCGCATTCTGGTACTAGGATGAATATATATAGTCATCAAGATGCAAGTGGTTGGTGTATAGACATGTTGCAAGATGACAATCAACATTTATCAGGATATGGAAAACTTGAATTTACTAAACAAGAATTTACTGAAAAGTTATCACCGTCTATACCAAAAACTATTTTTAATATAAATAGTGGTATAGTATTAACGAATCAAAACTTGTCAGTTTTATCAGATGATAGATTTATAGACGCGAGTAATTCTTTATCTAATCTTTATAATAGTGTTAGCGATCCTTATGCTATATTTGCAGGAGAAAACGTACATCTATCTACTACAGGTAATACTACAGGTGCTCCCCCAAAAAATTTGAGGGAATCAGGCAGCTTATTGTATAATCCAGATATATCTTATGGTTATGTAATTATGGATGTTATTTTAAGATTATTTCCAATAAAATATACTAAACTTAACTCAAATGACCATTCAAAATTCGGTTCTGTTGTTGATAGCGGATATAATTTATATGATGTATCAAATATAACACCTCAATTAAAATATCTAATTAAAGATGATATTATTAAAGGTGTTACATATAGTAGTTTAACACCTTATTTATGTAAAGCGATTCAAGAACTATCCGCAGCTGTTTTACAGTTAGAGATTGAGTTAGAGTTATAGTATGAATAAATCTTGTTTAATATATATATATATATGCCTTACATTAATTATAATAATTTATATTCAGTTAAAACATTAACATCTAATGACTTGATTGAAGATTTAAGTGAATTTCAAAAACTTATCTGTAATGATAATTACACAAAAAATATATATACAGATGAATTGAAAGATATATCATTCATAGCTTTTGATAATTCACTTAACGAAGATTCAATAGACCTAGATAATGGAAGAATAGAAAATACATCGCAAATTTCAATAAATCCAAGAAAATATAGATACATAAAATTAGATTTTCAAAGGTATATTACTATATATAATGTTAAATTATACGATATAAGTTATACTCCTATTCCATTTATATTATGGACTAAATCCAATAATACGAACTCATATGATATAAGTAGTGATAAAGTTAATGAGATATCATTAAATAATATTGAAACCGCAGTATTTGAAATTTACCCGGATACATACGAAGAAGATAAATATAGTAGTCGTATTAATTCACCTCATTACCTTTTATATAAGACTGTTAATACTGATAAAGTATTTTATTATCCAATTGATCCAAGTGTATCATTTATTGAATATTACGCATTTAATAATGCTTATGAGCATTATTTTAATAGTGATAATCCACAAATTTATTATGGTAATGATAGATATTATTTAAATAATAGAACACCCACACTAACAGAAACACAAAATATTATTAATGGTTCTAATTTTTATGGTGATATTAATGATAATTTTTTTACAATAGAACAGATAAATAATTACATAGTTAATAATACAAAAATAGAATTTAATAGAAGTTTTTTTGATAATAGTGGTGATGAAACTAAAACTATAAAAGATTTATCTGGAATATCTGATTTTAGTTATTCCTTAAGATTTAATTACAATAACATTTTTGATATGAGTAATGATCTGTACGATACATCACACGTCTATATTGATTTAAGTAGTCATATATTTAGTTTATTTAATATTAACGTAACGAGTGTAGATGCTTCACTCACAAATATTACTATTAACAATAATACATTCCTTACATTAGATTTATCTGTAAATACAGAAATTTCATTTAATTTCAATTATTATCCATATAAACCTGTAAAAATTGGCGTATCCAGTGTTCTTAATAGCACTTATGAATTAATCGCAACAGCCAATGATATTATAGATAAAACAAATGGAAGCGTGCAAGATATATCATTATCAATAAATTATGATATTCCTATTATAACTTACAATGGTGAATACATATTAACAAAACATATTACAGGGTCTAAACTTAATATTACTCATGCATCCTCGCATTCGATTTATTCAGAACATTTAAACAATAAAATTTTAAATACAAAAGATATATCGGGTACTACACTAACAAGTACAAACATTGATTCAAAACAATGTGTTGCATCGTCTATAACCTGTGAATCATTCAATACAACCACCACAAATATATATGTAAATAACGCAAATATAACTAATATTAAGAATACATTACTAGATATATGTGGTTCATTAAATATATATAATAATGCCAATTTTAAACTTATTTACCCTAATATATTAGATATTAGTAATACAGATACGGATATAATCAGACTGGTTGATGATAAATTCTTAAGTTATGAAAATAATACATTAGTAATTAATAAATCAATTAATACAAATGTATTATATGTTAATGACTTATATGTGAATAAACTTTGTCATAAACTTAGTGATTCAGATATATCATTTGATTTTGCAGATATAAGCAATATTACAATTAATAGAGATCTATTAATAAACACGCCTACGTATTATCATAATTTTAATAAACCTATAAATGGTGGTATCAAAATAAAGGACAATGGACATGTTTATTTGGCACATTATTATAACTACAGAAAAAGTGATTCTTTACATGACGGGTATCGTATGAAAATTACTAGTTATAAAACATCATTATATGATTCCGGATGGAATATTTCACTTAATACAGAAAATAATCTTCATTGTATAAGTGATTCATATATTAGATTATATCCACTTAAAAGCAACTATTCCAATGTCTATACAAATGTGTTTGAGATTGAAAGTCGTTATTTAAAATATAATACAATTTTGCCATGGATTAAAAATATGAATGATATTAGTAACGTGGAATATTTATCTAATATTATTTATAAAAATTCGAATAATTCTATACAGGTCCTAAGTTATTTTGCTTTATCTAAGTTCCCGGACAACGTAGAAAATTACCCAAATCTTTATATTATTAATCAACTTAAACCAAAATTATTTATTAAAGATATCAGTTATTCAAAATATGAGACTGGACTAATAGCACAAGATCTTCAACAAATTACGGACTTATCATATTTGGTTTACAGCAACAATAATGATTATAAAAAAGAATCGGAAAAATTATTTATTAATTACAACGGATTACAACCCTATATAGCAGCAGCGATACAAGAGATTTATTTTATTGTTGAAAAATTTAATAGTGAGATAATTAATAATTAACTAACTATTTAAATATAATAACTACATATAATATTATGAGTTATAATACAGGTGGTAATACACGTGATACAAGTAATACAGGTGATACAAGTAATACAGGTGATACAAGTAATACAAGTAATACAAGTAATACAAGTAATACAAGTAATACAAGTAATACAAGTAATACAAGTAATACAAGTAATACAGGTAATACAGGTAATACAAGTAATACAGGTAATACAAGTAGTTATAGAGGTGAAATTACCAATACTACAGCAAATAATGAAAAATATCAATATATATTTACGTTAAATAGTGATTTATCTGTTAATGATCTGCTTGCTGATTATGATTCATTAAGACGATACGTATGCAGTGGGGGTCAAGAAAAAACACAACCAACCAATATAAGTGAAATTTATGATGTCTCATCCATTAAATTTAATAAAAATCCATTAAATAAGAATGCTATAGATTTAAACAATAATAGTATTATTAATATTAATAAATTAAATTTTAAATCTCAATTTTGTAATTATTTTAAAATAACTCCAAATAGAAATTTACAATTTACTAATTTGAAACTAAAAACTAAAAATAATGCTAATTTATCTTTTGCAGTATTTGAATATAACACAGTTAATAATGTATATAACGAAATTACTGATATATGCAACTCGTTATCACGTACAATAGAACCTTCCAGTAATATAGTATTTAAATTTCCCACATTCCAATCCTTACCTTATTCTATTGAATTAGAATATTTTGATACTGATAATATTTTTGTTATAGATACTAGTTATAATATTAAATGGAGAATATATGATATTACAGAAACTAATACAGATAATTGGAATAATACAAGTGATATTAGTTTTGGTAATTACAGCATTAAAGAAATGAACAACGCACTTAAACAAATGATGCTCTCAAATAATATTCACTTATTTAATCAAGATGAAAATACTTATGCGTTAAATATAACCACAGGTGAAAAATATCCCAATTTTACATTGACATTAACGAATAACTTTTATACATTGATAGAAATAGATCAAAACAGTAAATTGTTTAATCTATTTAAATTAATAAATCCATCAAATATATTTATTCAAGACAATTCATCTGTTAATATTGATACAAAATACGATCCGTTTTTAAACACACCTGTTAATTTAGATTATTCATATGACACATCTATTACCGGAACATATTATAACTTTGACAATATTTATGATCTAGATACAAATAATCCTGTAACAAACGCAAGTGGTGAAAAATTCTCTGATGATGATAGGTTATCTGATATACAAACTTTTACTTTATTTAAAGAACATTCATATTTTGATATTATATTTGATAATATTAGTGTTAATTTTATTAAAGATACAATATCTGGCTCATTTATGGATACATATGATTCCAGTTATCAAAATATATATATTTCTAATTACGATATTAGTGAATGTGTATTTGGTACAGGAACAATGAACGATGTAAGTTGTATTAACATTATCTCTAATAATATTGATTCAAGCAATATTACAAATTATGATGTATCCATTAATGTAATGTTAACAACAAACTATTTGGATATAAGTAGCATTTCTGTATCGCAAAATATTGATGTATCAAATAGTATTAATATTGAGACAAAAACAAATTTACATAAAACACATATTAATGTTGCTAATAACCTATATAAATTAGTTCGGTTTGATATATCTGGCGACGTATCATTTTCAAATCTTAAATTTATTAGTTATAACAATCTCGAATTGTCGTTCAATGTTTATGAAATATCAAATAATAATTATACTATTCTAAGTAATAATATAAATAGTTTAACATATTCATCTTCATCGGACATATCCAGTTTGGTTTTTGAATTATACGATGCACAAAAAGTTGGATTTAATTTTAAATATGATATAGTAGATCACGGTAATATATTTGAATTAAATGAAACAAATAATAAAATATACTATCAACCTAATCATGCAGATTATAAAGAGGATGATAAATTCCTGTATTTTATACAAGCATCCATACCTTTAATCGAGGGTGAAACTACATATTATAATCTAGCTGACATCAATAACTTTTTAAAAGAAGGAACAGGAAATACAAAACATAATAATTATTTCGATGTATCTAGTTTAAATGCTACAAACGTAGATTTATTAGACACGTCTGGCGTGTATGTAAATAGGTATGGGGTGGAATACAGATTAAAAATATGGCCAACTGGCTCCCTATATTATAAATCTATAGAATCTATAGCTGATAATTATATAAAGGTTGCTAATTTTGCCACAGCGGTGGCGGCGTGGCTGCGGCCGCCGCCGATCATTATTAACCATATTGATTTTAATATATTAAGTGAAGCTTTATTTGCATCTACAGGTTATAATCCTATTAATAATTTTAACTTATTTGAAGACACCAATGATAATAAATTATTATTTGTTCTTGAAAGTTCTTCTGATACATCACATAATTTATTAAATAACTTTAAGGATAGTACCCACGACGTCACCATCAGCTTTGATGATTCATTTATTAGAAATTTCTTTAAAACTACTACCCCAGATGTATATGACATGGATAGTGAGGCACAATTTCCATTGGATGTTTCGTTCATAACATTAAATAATATTGAAAATTCTTATGAATTAAATTCTTTAATATCAAAAATTAATTATACAGGTAATACTGTTAATACAATATCGTTTCTTTCTGGTACAGGTGCCGGTCCATTATATGTATTAGATAAAAACGGCGATTCAAATATTGTGAAAAACGGAGATAGAACCGGAATTATACTAACAGTAAAAGATGAATTCTTAACTAATTTTAATGACTACATAAGTATTTATACAATAGATAATAATACAGATAATACAGATATTGATGTATCAAGTGTCTCGAAGGATTCAACCAAATGGAAATTTAACCAAACCTTTAAATATAAAAATAAATATTTTAAACATGAACAATATACCGATTATTTTACAGTAGAAAATTTAGCCGATGTTAATTTTAAACCGAAACAGCATTTTTTTATGTATGATACTAATGAAGTTGAAATAGACGATGAATCGTTCGTAACATCAACCATTTATTCTTATTTATACGACCCATCACTTACAAATACTACATCAATAATAAAAACTATATCTGGAGAGAATTTATATTGCGGCAAACTGTCGCTACCAATAAATAATTTAACAAACAATCAAGATATATCAATAAATAACTTATATGTTAATAACAATTTGAACATCAACAATTTAAATCTTGACATTTCAAGTGGATTATCTATTTCCAATTATTTTTACGATGAATATTTATCAGATTCAGAATACGATTTATCTAATTCTGTTTTTAAACTTGCTTATAACTCGGATGTCTCGTATAACATGCATATATTAAGTGTAGTTGGTGACACTTCTACAGACCCATCGGGATATGATGCCGGTTGGGAAATTGGACTAAGATTTAATAATGATACAAATTTAAATCGCATCTCAAATAAACAGAATATACGCTTAGTTCCATCGGCAATTTATAAAAATAACACAACAGATATAAGTTATAATTGGAGAAATGATGCCAACATAAGTGACGGTCTTTCATCTTTTCAGATTGATTCAGATTTAGTTCTATATAACAGTAATTTTGTATTGGCGGATGAGCGTTATATATCAAACTCTACCGATATATCTGACGCGCTTGAAAAAGTCTGTCAATTAAATCCAAAAATATACACTAAAAAAAATTATACAACACATGATCATGATCAAATAGATTTTAGTGATAATGACATAAATAACATTTCTAATTTGTATACAGACTCGGGTTTTACCGTACAAGATATTTCTAATGAGTGTAGCGATTTGTCTCATGTAATTATAGGAAATACTGATGCACCTATGTATGTTGATAACACACAAATAGATATTTATTTATGTAAATCTATTCAAGAACTATATCAACGTCTTCAAAGAATATCAATTAAAGTAAATAATTTACCCGAACCCGAACCTGATATTCCTGAACCCGAACCCGAACCCGAACCTGATATTCCTGAACCCGAACCTGAATTCTTCGAATAAAATTTAATTAACTATATATAATATTTTAAAACATTATATATAATGTCAAACAACGTTGATTTAGACTATTACAAAAACATTATGGTTCAATATACAGATATATGTATTAATGATTTATCTGATGATTATAATACATTAAAAAATTACGATATTAACGGAACAGGAAATGAACCACCGATTATTAAAGAGTTTGATGTTTCAAGTATATCTTTTAATATAGATTCAACACATGTTAACGGAATACAATTAAATAAAAAAAATATAAAGGATGTCAGTTCTGTCTATCTACCCTGTATTTATTTAAATAAATTAAAATTTGATTTCAAAAGAGATGTAAGTTTAAATAATTTTAAGATATTTGATAATTACGAAAATGCTCTATCATATTCCATAGTGAATGCCGATGGCGATACTGGTGCTTTTGATTCAAGTCATAATATTAACTCATCGTCCCTTATAGTTGATTTTTCAAATAATATATCTGTTCCTTACAAAATAACATTTGATCGCTTTTATGACGATCATATTTTTAAATTTAACAGCGATAATATAATTGAGTCAAACATATTAAGAGAAAAAGTAAATAAAAATTTTAATTGGATT